CCGATGGCGCCGGGGCCGTGCCTCTCGGCCCGAGCCGTGCGGATCATCTCGTTCCGCTCGTGCATGACGGCGTCCATCTGGGCCTTGGCCTTGTCGAGCCGGCGTGTCAGCCGCTCTACCTCTGCCAGATGATCCATCGCGAAACCCCTCTCCCTAGTGGTGCATTTCCACGCCAATGTTCGCACATCGCACCTGGATGTGGCAAACTGTGCGTGACCTACACGCACACGAACAGGAAGGGGATGCCCATGCTGCACACCAGCTGGAAGCACTGGGCCCTGACGCTCGGTTCCGCGGCCGTCGTGACGATGTTCATCGTCGGATACGGGCAGCTCGTGCTCGACGCCGGCGCGGTCGCGGTCGACGTCGCGTGGTGGCTCGTGCGCCCGATCGGGGAGCACGGGTGAGTCGCACGCCGCTGCAGGGCGGGATCGTCGTCGCGCTCGCGTGGATCATCGGCCAGATCGTGCTCTGGGCCGTTGTCGTGGTGGCGTCGATGTTCCTGTCCGTCGTGCTCGTGTACCTGCTCGCCGGAACGCTCGACCCCACCAACTGGAACGGAATGCCATGACCACCGACACCACGCCCCCCACCACACCCGCGCACTGGTGGCTCTGCCACCCCGAGGACGCCCAGGCGCCGGCCGGCCCGCCGACGGCCGCTCCCGAGCCTGAAAAGTGCTGGCACTGTGACACCACCACCACCATGGGCGCATGCACCGACTGCGAGACCTGCACCGACGCCCGGGAGCTGACCGGCGCGGTCTACCACTGCCAGACGTGCGGCCGGTGGTGGGGATACGTCCAGATCACCCCGATTCCGCTATGAGCGACCGCATCAACCCGCCGGCCAACGTCCCGTGCGGGTCCTGCCCGTACCGCACTGACGTGCCCTCTGGGGTCTGGGAACCGTCCGAGTACGCGAAGCTGCCGGCGTACGACCTGCCCACGTCCCTGCAGCCCACGGGCGTGTTCATGTGCCACCAGGTCGACGGCCGGATCTGTGCCGGCTGGGCCGGCTGCCACGACATGAGCGAGACCCTGGCCGTGCGGCTCGCGATCGCCTGGGGGCACCTGGCCGGCGATGACGCCATGGCCCTGTACGAGTACCAGCCCGACGTCGAGCTGTTCGAGTCCGGGCAGGCCGCGGCCGACCACGGCCTGGTCGACGTCGAGGCCCCGTCGGCGCTCGCGGTGCGGGCGTCCAACAAGATCCTGGCGCGCCGCGCCGGGAGGAAGCGAGCACACCATGACCGCTGAGCCGTGCGAGGAGTGCGATTTCATCGGCCCGATGACCGAGACCCAGCAGCAGCCCCGCGACATGCACCGGTCATGGCACGACGTCGCCCGCATCTGGCGGGACGGTGTCGCGCCGATCGTCGAAGCGTTCCGCGAGTTCGCCCGCGTAGCGCAGCAGAGGGTCCAGGCCGACTACGCCGTGCCTGGTCCGCTGATCGGCCCTGATCCGGTCTCGCGCTCGGCTGAGAGGGCGTACGCGCGCGAGCTGCGGCGTCAGGGGTACGGCCCGGTCTACGACGTCAGCGAGGACCCCCGCCCGCTCGATCAGGGCACCACCACCACACCCACGGGAGAGACCATGACCACCACCACACCAGCCCCCGAAACATGGCGCGTCGAGGTAGGCGACGACGTCGTGGTCACGCGCAAGATGGGCCGAGCTGAGGGCCCCGTGACCCAGATCGACCTGTCAGCGACCAAGGGCACCGGCCTGCGGATCGACGGCCACCCGATGCCGTTCTGGATCGGCCCGCGGCACGACTCGTGGACCCTGGCCGAGCACCGGCCCGCGATGCCCGACGAGTCCGAGCTGATCGAGAACGGCCTGTACGAGATCACGAGGACCGGCGGCGACGAGCAGGCGCGTGCCTACTGGGCGCCGATCGACGGTATCCGGGCCGGTCACCCCTGGCTGCACCCCGACGGGAAGACGCGGTACCGCCGCGGGTCCGTGATCCGGGCCCGCCTCGTGCAGCGCGAGATCGCGTCTGTCGTCAAGGCTCTGGAGAGCTGACGTGATCACCCTGACCGTGCCCGCTGACCCCAAGATGCTCCGCGAGACCCTGTGCCTGGCCCAGGGCCTCGTATCGCGCAGCGTGGCGGCCGACGCCGGCGCCGACAACCGCAAGCACCACGTGCGCCGCCTGGAGTCCCTGATCCAGGAGTGCGACCGGCACCGCCCGCTCGGCCCGAACGGCAAGCATGGCGACCGGCACACCCCGAGCTGCGGGTGCGACGACGTCAAGCTGCCGCCGGCCGAGTCGCCCCGGTACCGCGCCGCCGCGGCCCTGTACGGGCAGATCACGGACATCGCCGCGGCCGGCGGCGCGTCCGTCACGCTGCTCGCCCACCAGCTGACGAACCTGGTCCTGTCCATCGGCCTGGACGTCGAGGTGATCGCCGCGAACGACCGCGCACACCCCGCCTGGATCTGGGGCGACCACGACCACGTCGTGCAGTGCACCGGCTGCTCGGTCGTGCTCAGCGTCGACCCCACGGTGGAGAACGATGACCCCCGCAGCCCCGAGTCCGTGCTGTCCGCCCACCGCGCCGCCACGCTGCGCGCCCGGATCTTGGGGGCATCGTGACCGCCGCGGCGTTCCACCTGCGGCAGCGCGTGTTCCACGTCGATGACCCGGTCACGCACGGCCGCGTGCTGGAAGCGCTGAGCAACGGCCTGGTGACCGTGCAGTGGCCCGGCCGGGGCCCCGAGACCCACCCGGGCGACGAGCTGCGCGCCGTCGGCGCGTGCGTGTTCTGCGACATCATCGCCGGCCGGGCGCGGGCCGACATCGTGTGGAAGTCGAGCGACGCCCTGGCGTTCGTTCCCCTCAAGCCCGTGACCGCCGGCCACATCCTGGTCGTGCCCCGCGTGCACGTCGAGAACTTCACGACCGACCCGTTCGTGTCCGGCGCCGCCATGGTCGCCGCCGCGGATCTCGCCGGCCGCACCGACCAGCCGATGAACCTGATCACGTCCCGCGGCGTGCTCGCCACACAGACCGTGTTCCACCTGCACCTGCACCTCGTGCCGCGCCGTCCCGACGACGGCCTGCCACTGCCCTGGACCGAGAGAGACCAGCCATGACCCACGACCCGCTCACCCCCATGGCCTACCAGGCCGCGGCCGTGCTCGCCCAGCACCCGAGCAACCCCGCCATGCCGTCCATGGATTTCCCGAACGGCGGCAACAGGTGCGCCTCGTGCCCCGGGCACGCCACCGGCACACCCAACAGCTACGACCACGCCCTGCACCAGGCCCAGGCGCTCGCGGACGCCGGCCTGCTGCGGACCCCGTTCGAGCTGTCCAAGGTCGAGGTGCACCAGACGCACGGGCAGCAGACGTTCGTGCACATCGAGCGGGAGGGCGTCACGATCGCCCACGGGTACATCGAGGGACCGCGGGCCACGCCCGCACACCCCCAGATCGGGGCCCAGGCGCCCCGTGAGCAGCCGAACGGCACCCCCCGGGACTCACGCCCCGTCGAGGTCAAGATGCGGGCGCTCGCGGACGACATGGCCGACACCCCGATGACCGCCATGATCGTGCGGCAGTTCGCGGACGAGGTCGCCGCGCTGCGCAATGCCCCGGGCGGCCCGTACGACCTGCTGGAGATCACGGCCGGGTGGCCCGAGACCGTGCAGCGCAGCGCCGAGCGGGAACGGCGTGTCAGGGCACTCGCAGAGAGCCTGTGGACCGAGGCTGAGCGGGACGACGAGGAGATCGTGCGCAGCATCGTGCGGCGCCTACGTGGCGCGCTCGACCTGGACACCACTGCAGAGGGGAAGTAGCCACGTGGACGACGTCCTGACACCGACCGTGGTCGCCATGATCGGGTTCATCAAGGCCCGCCTGGACGAGGCCGAGCACGACGCCCGGCAAGCGATCGGCACCGCGGTGTTCCAGCGGCAGACCGGCCACTGGATACACCGTGACGTGCCCGACGAGTACGGGCCCCGCCTGATCGTGTTCGCGGTCGCTGAGGGCGCCGAGGGCACGGCACGTACCCAGGTCGCGGACCTGACGGCCGCGTGGGAGGGCCCCGAGCGAGCCGTGCACATCGCCCGCCACGACCCCGCCCGGGTCCTGGCCGAGATCGAGGCCACCCGGAAGATCGTCGCGAACTGCTCGACGGCACTCGATCAGGCATGGCAGGTGGGGGAGGAAGCACGCGCGGCCGTCGCGCACCTGGCCGTCCGCACGCTGCAGCACCTCGTGCAGCTCGACGCCACCCACCCCGACTACGACCCGGGATGGGTCCTGTGAACGCCTGGGTGTGGCTCGTGCTGCTGCTGGTCGGGTGGGTCCTGGTCGTGCTGTACGCGTCCACCCGCCCGGCCTGGGCCATGTGGCTGCTGTACGAGATCTTCCGGCCCGTCCGGTGGATCGAGGACCGGCTGAGGGGGTCGCACTGATGCGCCTGTTCCACGGGGGTGCGCCCGGCCTACGCCCCGGCGACCTGGTCGAGCCCGGACACGAGCGGAAGGTGCACGACGGGTGCGCGTGGTGCGCCGCCCGCGCCGAGCTGCCGCCCGAGCGCGACGGCCACGCCCTGCACACGGACCGCGTCTACCTCACACCCGAACGCCTGTACGCCCGCTACTACGCGTCGCTGTACGGCCGCGGGGACCTGTACCAGGTCGAGGCCGTGGGCGACCTGCAGCGCTCGACCGAGGACAACGTGGAGACCTGGACGGCGCCGGCCGCCCGCGTCGTCGCCGCGCTCGACCGCGCCGTGCGGCTCACCCCGGGCGAACGCCGGCGCCTGTATCGGCTGTGGGGCGCGGCCGACCGTGCACGGCTCGCTGAGCATGCCGCGGCGCTCGCTGCCGAGGACGAGCCGGACCAGCGGGAGTTCCCGCCGCACGGCCTGATCGGGTCGACGCTGTGACGCCCCCGAGCGTGCTGCAGCAGCTCGCCGTCGGGTTCGGCGTCGTGCTCGTGACGTTCGTCCTGTGCTGGGTGATCGTCAATGCCCTGTTCCGCGTGGAAGCGGTCATCCAGCTCGCGGCCGGCCGGCTGCGGTGCGCTCTCGGCCGGCACGGCTGGATCACCGTGTCCCACGCGAGCATCGGTGAGGGGTGGATCAGCACGTCCCGCTCGAACATCGTCGGGGACTGGCAGCCGCTCTACCGCTACCGCGTCTGCGGCACGTGCCGGCGCCGGGAAGACCTGCCGCTGAGGGACGGGTGATGGGCGAGAGCACCGGCTGGGACGCGATCCAGACTGTGCTGCTGCTCGGGATCTACATCCGCATGATGTTCCCGCCGACACCACCACGACCCCCCAAGTAAACGCCCGCTTTCGTTGGGATCTCGCCCGAGATACCAACGGAAGCGGGCGTTTCGTTGACACCAGATCGACGGATGTCTATTCGTGCTAGCCAATTCGGCGAATACGTTCGATAATGGGATCAATTCGGACGGCTAGACAGATCAGGGAGGAACGATGCGCACCACGTACACACCGCTCGCCCCCTGCCCCCACGGCGAGCGCACCGACCGAACGACACGAGAGGGCACCCCGCTGTGCCCGCTGTGCCGCCGCGTCGAGGCCCGCCGGCCCGACGTCGACCCCGACGCCCCCGACTGGGCGGCGCTCGCTGCCGGCGACGACACCCACGACGACGTCGAGCTGCGGACCCCGCCGGCGCCCGTCGTCCCGGACACGCCCGCGATCCTGCTTGGGTCGCTGCTGCGGTCGAGCTCGGGGAACCGGATCGAGACCATGCTGCAGCGCTGGACCGAGCGCGAGCCCGAGGGCATGCTGTTCTAGCCTGACAAGCACCGAGGCCCCACACGCAACGCGCGTGTGGGGCCTTGTCATGTCACCGTGTGGTCCGTGATCCTGACCATCGACACCACCGTTCCCCTGAACGACACCGACCGCGCGCTGCTGCGCGTCCTGCTCGACGGGCCCAGCTCGACGCCGGCGCCCGCGCACCGCCCGGCCGCCGGCCCCCGCCCCAACTCCGCCGAGGCGCTCGGCACACTGGTGGCCGCCGCCGCCGGCGCGGGCCCGCGCCGGCCTGACGACACGGTCGCCGCGGCCCGGATGCCGGTCGCTCAGCAGCCCGGGGTGACGTTCACGGAATCGGTTCGACAGGACACGGAATCGGACCCCCAGTTGGTCCATGAGGACGCATCGGCCCGCGGTTAGCATCGCGACATGCCGCACCGTGAAGACGCCCCCGACGTCGTAATCCCCTGCCGTGCCGGCGAAAACCGAGAACTGCGGTTCGCCTTGCGGTCGATCGAACGCAATTTCGACTACCGCCACATCTGGGTGGTCGGGTCATGGCCCAAGTGGCTGCGGACCGACCACGATCGCCTCACGGTCGTGAAGCGGCCCACGCTCATGGCGAAGTACGCCACGACCCGAGCGCACTACCGGTGGGCGTGCGGCGCCCCCGAGGTGAGCGACCCGTGGGTGCTCTGGAATGACGATTTTTTCTGTCTCGCGCCCGTGCACGAGCTGCCGGCCATCCACCGCGGCGAAGCGTCCCGGGTGACGCCGCTGTTCGCGTCGTGGACGTCGAAATGGGCCGTCGGGCTGCGGGAGACAGAGAAGCTGCTGCACAAGCTCATGCCCGGCCAGACGCTCTACAACTACGACATTCACACCCCGCTCACGATCCACAAGCGGACCATGCTGCGGGCCCTGGATCTCGCGGACGGGATGCGGATCGCCGCGCCGCACGTGCGCACGCTGTACGGCAACCTGCAGCACCTGGGCGGCACCGCGATGCGCGACCCCAAGATCTACACCACCGAGCGCGGGCCGACGCCGGCAGATTGGCTCTCGTCGCAGGAGAGCACGTTCCGCTCTGCGGTCGAGCCGCACCTGCTGCGCAAGGGCCTGCGCGAACCGACGCGGTTCGAGCTGCCTGGCATCCATGACCGCGGCCTGCACGCCCAGGCGCCGATCGCACCGGACCCGGGCGCGGCCCGGAAGCGCCGGCAGCGGTACCGCGTGCTCAAGACGGACGACGGCAACCGCGTCGTGCCCGAGACGGCGTTGGTTCCGGCCGACGCAGCATCCGACCCCGGCCCGACCCTGCAGGAACGCCGGCAGGCGACGGCCGCCCGAAACCAGCAGAACTTTAGGAGACGCAAGTGCCTCTCGTGTGGGCAGTAGTCATCGGCCTGGCCGCGTTCCGGATCTACCGGATCGCCGGCGTGGACTCGATCACCGAACCGATCCACGGCCGCCTGAACGCGTCCCGGCACCCGGTGGGGCAGTGGTTCTCCGAGCTCGTGTCCTGCCCGTGGTGCATCGGGTGGTGGGCGTCGCTCGGCCTGGCCGCGTTCGGGTGGTGGGCCGACCTGTACGCGTGGCCCGACGCGATCCTGGTCGGGATCGCCGCGTCCACCGTCTGCGGCCTGATCGGCAGCGCGGACAGCGCCATGCGATCGCACGCCGAGTACCACCAGGCGGGTTAAAAAGCACTCAACCGAGGGGGAGGAATCGTGGGTGACAGCGGGGGCAGGCCGCACTGCCATCACATGGTCAACGGCGGATCGGTCGGCCCGCGTCGTCGCTGCAAGAACCGTGCCCAGGCCGGCAGCGACTACTGCAGCCGGCACGTTGACCACCCCGAGCGGCGGGTGGAGAAGACCAAGGCGAGCCTGAACGACTACGTCGACGCGGCGATTCGCAGCCTGGGCCGCATCGTGAAGGACGGCGCCCAGGACGTGCGCCGCGAGTACGTGAAGGACTCCGACGTGATCAAGGCAGCCGTGGCGATCCTGGACCGTACCGGCAACGGCCCCACCAGCACCGTGACCGTGCAGGACAGCGACGACCGGCTGAACGCGATCCTGGCCGAACGCCGGCGCGCGGCGCTCGACCGTGAAGCCTGACCCCCTGTGCGGGTGCACCGATGACGAGGTGCGCGAGATCTACGAGGCCGCGCAGCCGCAGGACCGCCTGCGGCTGCTCGACCGCCTGGAAAAGTGCCTCAAACCGCCGCTGAGCCTGCCCGAGCTCGCGCGCGATCTCGTCGGTGACGAGTACATACCGCGGCAGCACACCGACGTGCTCATGGCGACGCTGCAGCGCGCCGTCGAGCGGGCCGACGCCGGCGAAGACACCAAGCTGATCATCTCGATGCCGCCGGGCGCCGGTAAGTCCATGACGTCGTCGGTCGTGTTCCCGCTGTGGCTGCTGCTCAACCGCCCGGACTGGGAAATCGGCCTGGTCTCGGCCGAGGCGTCCCTGGCAACCAAGTTCTCTGGCGACGTGCGCCGCGAGTACGACGAGCGCGCGAGCCTGCCGGGCACCGGCGGCGTGACCGACTGGAAGGTGGCCGGCACCGAGCGCGGCGGCATCATCGCCCGCGGCATCAAGGGCTCGATGTCCGGCCGCCGCCTGCGCGTCGCGATCATCGACGACCCGATCAAGCACATGGAGGACGCCTACTCGCAGAAGACGCGGGACACGGCGTGGACGGTCTGGCAGTCCGTCATCAAGCCCCGCATGCGGCCCGGCTCGATCATCCTGTCGATCGCGACCAGGTGGCACGACGACGACCTGAACGGCCGTCTGTTGAAGCAAGGCGGCTGGGAGACCCTCGTCATCCCCGCGATCGCTGAGGCCGACGACCAGCTGGGCCGCGCCGTCGGTGAGCCGCTGCTGTCCGTGCAGCAGCACGAGGACGTGAACGACGCCCTGGCCCGGTGGGAGTCCACCAAGGTCGAGGTGGGGTCCGCGATCTTCAACGCGCTCTACCAGCAGCACCCCGGCGACGTCGCCGGCACCGTGTTCAAGATGGCGTGGTGGCGGTACTACACCGACGACCAGCTGCCGGCGCCGGACCAGATCATCACGGCCTGGGATCTCACTTTCGGGACCGCGACCACAGGCCGGCCGGCCGCCGGCCAGAGCCCGACCATGTCGGGCGACTGGTGCGTGGGCCAGGCGTGGCAGCGCACCGGCAACCAGTACTACCTGCTCGATCAGATCCGGTTCCGTGGCGCGTTCACCGAGCAGCTGAACCGCATGCGCTCGTTCATCGGCCGCTACCCCACGGCGATCGCCCACGTGGTCGAGCAAGCGGCCAACGGCGCCGCGGCGATCGAGACCCTGCAGAAAGAGCTCGACGGCATCGTGCCCGTCAAGCCCACCGGCGCGAAGCCCATCCGGATCGCGTCGGTCGCGCCGCTGGTCGAGGCCCACCAGGTGATCCTGCCGTCCGGCCGGTCCTGGCTGGACGACTTCCTGACCGAGTGCACCGCGTTCCCGACGGCGCCCCACGACGACGTCCCTGACACGCTCGCACACGCTCTGCGGCGCATGCGGCACTCGGACGTGGGCGAGACGGACGTGGACACCGAGCGCGCCACCCGGCCCCTGGGCGGCTGGTAGCCTGCCCGTAATGCGCCGCCCGTCCCCCCACCGAGGCCGGGCCGCGCACGCGGGAGTGCTGCCCGACCGCTATCTCTTGGCAGCCAAGGTGTGGCCGTCGCCGCGGCGCACCAGTGAGGCCCCGTGCTGCACAGCGCGGGGTCTCACGAATGCCACCTGGCTGGTAGCGTCGCCGGCAGGTGAGTCCGACGCCGGCACCGACCTCCAATCTCCGCCGGCGGACGGCGTGGAACACCGAGCGGGGCCCCGTGTGCATGGACACGGGGCCCCGCGTCTTGCGCCGGGTGATCATGGGCGACATGCGCACCTACTGGGCCACCGACACCCGCAACTTTGGCGACACCCTGACCCCCGTGATCCTGCGCGGCCTGGGGTTCGAGCTCGACCGCGTCGACCGCGCCGCGCACGGGAAGGTGCTCGCGATCGGCTCGATCATGAACGCGCTGCGGCCCGGGGACACGGTGTGGGGGACCGGGGTGCAGCACGATCGCCGGTACGCGACCCAGGGCGCGACGTTCCTCGCGGTGCGGGGCCCGCTGACCCGCTCGTGCATCGACGGCGTCACGGTCCCGCAGGTCTACGGCGACCCGGGGCTGCTGCTGCCCGAGGTGTATGACCCCGACGTCGAGGTGACGCACCGCGTGGGCGTCATGCCGCATTTCGTGGACGCGACGCCGGCGCGCAAGCGGTACCCGGACGCCCTGCACATCGACGCGTTGGGCGGGTGGCAGCGCGTGGTCCGGCAGCTCAAGGCGTGCGAACGGGTCATCACGACGTCGCTGCACGGCGTGGTCGCGGCCGACGCGTACGGCATCCCGGTCACGTGGCACGGGTCCTACTCGGGTGGCCTGGTGTCCGAGAACTTGAAATTTCAAGATTACTTCCTGGGGACCGGCCGGCCCTGCCTGACGCCGGGCCCCGTGCCGCCCCTGGACCGCGACGTGTGGCGGCACATGTGCGACCAGCTCAAGCGGGCTGCCAAGGGGCTGCCGTCGTAGCATCCCGATATGCGCTCACGCCCGATTGGTACCAAGTCCACCATGACCCCGTCCGCGGACCGCTCGCGGACCCGAGCTCGCGTCGGCACGGCCGTCAGCGGTAAGGCAGACCTGTACCCCGTGGACATCCGCTATGCGAGCGGCGGCCCGCGGGGTGACGAGCTGTGGCGCTGGTCGCGCCTGATCGTCACGGACGATGCCCTGTACGTCGCACGCTCGCGCGACCGCGGCATGACGGTCACGAGCGTGACCAAGTACCCGCTGCCCGACGGCACCCGAGCCCAGAGCGGGGCAAAGCGCGGGTCATGGGGTGCTTTCTCCTGGTCTGGGTGCGGATGCGCAAATTCGTGGGGACGACACACCGCAGCGGACCTGATCGCCCGCGGGGATGCGGCAGAAGCTGCCGCCTAGGATTCGCCCCATGGGACTGCTCGGGAAGAAAGATGAGCCGCTGACGGCCGCCACCGTCCGATCCTTTGACCGAATCCCTGACAGGCCCGTGGTCGACGCGTTGCGCGACGGCGATCTGTGGCGGATCTATCGGTGCGTCCCGGAAGTGCACTACGCCGTCAACCAACAGGCGCGGCTCGTCGGCCGGCTCGACTGGCGCGTAGAGGGCGACGGCGAGGAGCTGCCGAACGGTGAGGGCGAGAAGATCATGCGCGCCGCGTTCGGCGGCGACCTGCGAGGCTGTTCGGTCATGGCCGGCATCCACCTGCAGGTGGTCGGCCGGTTCTGGCTCGCGCGGGTCCCGTCCCCGCGCGGCGGCACGGAATGGCGCATCCTCAACTCGCCGCTGACCAGCGAGCAGAAGAAGCTCGCGGAACAGGCCGACGTGCTGGTGGAAGTGGTCATTGAGGACCCGGCCGTTCCCGGGCGCGCCGACTCCGCCGTGGCCGCGATCCGCGACATCGCGACCGAGCTGATCCTGGCCCGCGCGCAGGCCCGCGGCACCGCCCGCTCGCGCATCGCGCAGAGCATGGTCGTGCTGTACCCCAAGGAGGGCGCCGGCCCCAACCCCAAGAAGTTCGAGAACGACATGGCGAAGGTGGTCGCCGCACCGCTCGCGGACGAAAAGGCCGAGGCCGTGGCCGTCCCGAACATCATCGGGTTTCCATCCGAGTACATCGACAAGTGGCGGGTGCTCGACCTGACCGGCCCGATCGACGAGAAGCTGCACGAGCGGATCGAGCGGCTGATTCGGCAGCTCGCGATCGGCCTGGACATGGCGCCGTCGATCCTGCTCGGGCTGGAGGACTCCAACCAGTGGTCCGCGTACGCGTCGCTGGAAGACAACTGGTTGGGCCACGTCGAGCCCCTGGCCGCCCCTGTGGGGCAGGCGTACGCCGAGGCCCTGACCAGGGCCGCGAAGATCGACCGGAACCGCCTGGACGTCATCCCGGACCCGGCGCCGCTGCTACGCCGGCGGCCGGCGATCTCGGACATCCTGCAGGCCGCGCAGCTCGGCATCGTCACGAACAAGTGGGCGGCCGAGCAGCTCGGCGCGCCCGACGACGCCGTGGGCGACGGGGTCCCCGAGGAGGACAACCCCGCGCCGACGGCCGGCGAGACGGACGAGCCGGCGCTGGAACAGGCCGAGACCCGGCAGATCACCGGCACCCCGACCCAGCCGCGCACCGCGGCGACGACGCCGACGGTCGACGGCGCCCGCCTGGCCGACATCGATGATCAGGCGTACACGAGCCTGCAAGACCTGATCCTGGACATCGCAGAGCGCGCGCTGGAGAAGCTCGGCGCCAAGATCCGCTCGATGGCCCAGGGCCGCAACCTGGACCTGCCGGCCGACGTGCCGAACGTCGAGCTGGCCCGCCTCTACACGGGCGAGATCCCGAACCGTGACGCCACGATCGAGCAGGTGGCGACCGCGGCGATCGCCAAGGTCACCCGGGTCATCGAGCGCGCACAGGGCCGTCTGCGGGCCATGGGCGTCGAGGTACCGCCCGAGCCCGAGCAGGAGGGCCTGACGGCCGCCCAGGCGGCGTTCGTGGCCGCTGTGGCGGGCACGGTGCTCGCGCAGCAGGAGGGCGGAACGGGGATCACCCAGGCGTGGGAAGCGGCCAGACAGGTCGCGACGATCGCCGGCGGGGGTGAGCCCGAGGATTTTCGCCAGGCCGCTAGCGGGATCGCGCTAGCGGCGGCCACCATGGCGATCATCCGACGCGACTTCGGCCTGGCCCCGCCGGCGGGCCCCGCGTCGCACCGGTGGCTGCACCTGTACCAGGGCCCCGACCCGCACCCCGTACACCTGTCGCTCAAGGATGCGCTGTTCAACGGGGTGTCCGTGTTCGCCGGCGGGTATGAGGCGTACCCCGCGGACCACGCCGGGTGTCAGTGCATCGCCGCCCCGGCCAACATGGTCACCGTGCGCACCGGCTGGTCACAGCTGCAGCCCACCCCTACGTGAGGAGATCCCCATGAACGACGCCCTGGCGCGGTACAACGCGCTGTCCCTGGTCGACCGCGTACGGCAGCAGCGGCAGTCTGTGGCCGCGAGCTCGGGCGGCGCCGGCGGCGCCGTGGTCGAGACGCCCGAGCCGTGCGCCGAGTGCGACGACGAGCCCGAGGTGCTGCAGTCGCCCGACGCGGCCGTGGTCGCGGACGGCCCGATCACGGCCGCAGCCACCGCGGTGCGGAACGCCATCGTGTACCCATCGACGCATTTCGATAGGTGGGACGCGAACGGCCGCGACCAGACCCCGCTGACGTTCGAGCCTGACGGCCGGATCTACGGGCACGTGGCCGGCGTCGGGTGCTACCGCAACGGCAACATGAGCTCGTGCAAGCGGTACACCCCGGACCCGGACCCCAAGCTGCGCAACTTCCACACGTGGACGACGACGCTCGACAACGGCGACGTGATCCGCACGGGCGCCCTGACGGCCGGCGCCCTGCACGCGGACGTGCGGCTGCCCCTGGAAGCGGCCCGCGCGTACCACGAGAACACGTCCACCGTGGTCGCTCGCGTCGTCGCGTGGGAGGACGACCGCGGGCGCCTGGCCGTGGCCGGCTCGCTCGTGCCCGGCCTGCCGGACGCCGTGATCGGGGCCGTCGCCGGCGCGCCCGTGTCGGTCGAGCAGTGGCCCACGATGGAAACCGGTGGTCGCAACACGCTGACCGCTGCCCACCTGGTCGTGTCGCCGGCATGGCCCGTCTGAACAGGAGAGACATGAGCACCGAGACCAGCGAGATCCCCGAGAGCCGCGAGAGCATCGGGCGGGACGAGATCCTGCACCGGTTCGGGTTCCACGCCGCGACGATCGAGGGAGCGAACGCGACCCGCCCGATCCACGCGGACGTGCGCCGGCTGTTCATCGAGCTCGCGGAGCACATGGACCACCTGGTGCCCCCGGGCCGCGGAAAGGCCACGGCGTTCACCCAGCTGCAGGACGCGGCGATGTGGTTCCACTGGGCGATCGCTGAGACGGCGCCCCTGGTCGACGAGGGTCACGGCGGGCCGTCGGTGAACGTCACCCAGATCTTCAACGCGCCGCCCGCGCCCGCGGCCGAGTGAGGGTCCTGGGCGTAGTCCAGGGGTTCGACTACGGGCGCGGCCGGGCGACCACCATGGTCGAGCTGCTGACGCCGCTGGTCGCCGCCGGCCACGTGGTCGACGTCGCCGTGACCGCTGTGGCGGCCCGGCAGGTGATCGACGGCATCCGCGTCCGCTCGTTCCGCGACGTCGACCCCGCGAGCCGCTACGACGTCGTGATCTACAACTCTGGGCTGCCGGCGGCCGTGCTCGACACGATCCGGGGGATGGCCGGCCGCAAGCTCATGTGTCAGCACTCGTTCCAGACGACGGACATGGGGCTGCGGTTCGCTGACAGCATCTGGTTCCCCTCGAACGCCGCGCTGGACGCGCACGACGGCGTCGCCGGCATCACGGCGAACCGCTACGTGTCGCCGCCGCCGATCGACCCGGACCGGTACCGCACGACGCCGGGCCGGAAGATCAGCCTGTGCCTGTCGTCGCCGTGGAAGGGCGGCGCCCTGGTGGCGCACATGGCCCGCGCGATGCCGCGCCACCAGTTCCTCGTCGTGAAGGACGGGCGCGGCAACGGCGTATCCCTCTTTCGGGGGTTGCGGAACGTCGAGCTGGTGGACTTCCTGGACCCGCGGGACTTCTACTCGCGCACCCGCGTGCAGGTGTTCCCGTCGCGCTCAGAGACATATGGGCGTGTCGGGGTAGAGGGGGCGATATCCGGCATTCCGCTGGTCGCGTCACTCGCCCCGGGAATCCGTGAGGCGATGCACGGCACCGGCTCGTATCTCGGGGTCGGGAACGTCCGGGCCTGGGTCCGCACGGTCACCCGGCTCATGGACGATCCCAGGGCCTGGGCTGCGGCGTCGCAAGACGTGCAGGCCCGTGGTGACGTGGTGATGTACCGGGAGGACCAGGCCGCGTTCGTGGCCCAGGTCGAGCAGCTCACCGTGCCGGCATAGCGTGGTGGGGGAGGGGCCGTGGACGCGCAGGTGGGAAAGCGTCCGCGGTCCCTCGTTTTGCCTGGTCACGGCGGGATAATGTGCATATGGCGACAGAGCATGAATGCACCGAAATGGTTCGTAAGTCAGAAATTGCCCACCCTGCTGGGCGGTTCATTTCGTACGGCGCGCTGCGGCACGTCGCGTTCGCCGTGGTCGAGCGGATCTTGAACGAGAGCAACGCGCCCGAGCTCACCCTGACGCTGACGATCCGCCGCGAGGACTACGTGGACGGCCGGCGCGTGTTCAGCGCGCGCGGCCACCTGGACGCGGCCCATGCATAGCGCGATCTGCGAGCGGTGCGCCGGCCAGGGGTGGCACTGGACCATGCGCGCCGGCGTCGTGTTCC